GTACGTCTACGCCAACAACCCCAGGAAAGCAGCCAAGCTTCTGGGGGTCACGATGGATGCGCTGAACGAGCTGGTGCACGACGCAAGAACGATGCTGAAAAACCGCGCAAAGCCAGTTGCAATCCGCAAATGATTCTGGTAACGTGGCAGCCATCGTTAGCAACAGCACTAGAACGTCCCGGTTTGCGCCGGGATAGGTGCGAGTAAACAAGCAGCAGGCCCGCCGCTTGACCAGAGAGCTCATTACTCGCAGTCGGTGGAAGCCCGGCAACAGCACCAAAGCCCTGACCAGAAATGGCCGGGGCTTTTTCATTTCCGCAGGGCGGCACTAACCCCTCAAGCCCTCCTCCTTCGAGTGCTTAGCCCTGCACCCAATACCAGAGACCACCATGGCCCTGACCATCAAGCAGGAGGCCTTTGCCCTTGCCTATGTGGAAACGGGCAACGCCTCCGAAGCGTACCGGCGCTCCTACAACGCCGAGAACATGAAGCCAGCAGTGATTGCGGTGAAGGCCAGTGAGTTACTGGCAAACGGTAATGTCGCGGTAAGGGTGGCTGCCCTCCAGGCGTCGCACGTTGAGCGCCATGAAATCACGGTGAGTGACTTGATCCGCGAGCTTGAAGAGGCTCGGGTTGCGGCAAGCACTTCTGAGAAGCCTCAGGCTGCTGCGATGGTGGCCGCAACGATGGGCAAGGCAAAGCTGCTGGGCCTGATCACTGACCGGCAAGAGCTGTCAGGCAAGGATGGCGGCCCAGTCGAGACCGTTACGAGAGTAGAGCTAGTTCCCCTGAAATGACCACTGCGCAGATTGCCATCCCTGAGAAGCTGATTGAGCTGTTCTCGGGGGAGGCGGACGTGCGCGCGTGCTATGGCGGTCGAGGGTCTGGCAAGACACGCAGCTTCGCCAAGATGGCTGCGGTCAAGGGCTACCAATACGGCAAGGCGGGCGTCACTGGAATCTTGCTGTGTGCTCGGCAGTTCATGAACTCGCTTGAGGACAGTTCTCTGGAAGAGTGCAAGCGCGCGATTGAGGACGAGCCTTGGCTTGCCGCCTACTACGATGTGGGCGACAAGTACATCAAAAGCCGTGATGGGCGGATCACGTTTGCGTTTGCCGGCCTGGACCGCAACATCGCGTCGATCAAGTCCAAGGGCCGTCTGCTGTTGTGCTGGGTTGACGAAGCCGAGCCGGTGACAGATGAGGCTTGGACAACGCTGATTCCCACGCTGCGGGAAGAGGGATCGGACTGGAATGCCGAGCTATGGGTGACATGGAACCCGAAGCGCAAGAGTGCACCGGTCGAGAAGCGGTTCAAAGGTTCGAGCGATCCGCGCATGAAGTACGTGCGCTGCAACTGGAAGGACAACCCGAAGTTTCCTGCGCTGCTTGAGCGTGTGAGGTTGCGTGACTTGGCTGAGCGCCCTGAGCAGTACGCGCACATCTGGGAAGGCGACTACGCCACGGTGATTGAGGGTGCGTACTTCGCCTCGCACATCGTCAAGGCTCGGCAGGACAACCGGATTGGCCGCGTGCCAGCTGACCCGCTGATGACGCTGAGAGCATTCGTGGACATCGGCGGCACAGGTGCCAGGGCTGATGCCTTTGCGATGTGGATTGCGCAGTTCGTCGGCAAAGAGATTCGGGTGCTCGACTACTACGAGCAAGTGGGCCAGCCGCTGTCATCGCATCTGAACTGGATGCGTGAGCACGGCTACGACAAAGCCCAGATCTGGCTGCCACACGATGGCGCCACGCAAGACAAGGTGCACGACGTGTCCTACGAGTCCGCGCTCAGGCAGGCGGGCTACACGGTCACGGTCGTGCCGAACCAGGGCAAGGGCGCTGCCAAGGCCCGCATTGAAGCTGCACGCAGGCTGTTCGGGTCGATGTGGTTCAACGAGGCTACGACGCAGCCAGGGCTTGAGGCGCTGGGCTGGTATCACGAGAAGCGAGACGAGCAGCGCGGCATCGGCCTAGGCCCAGAACACGACTGGTCGAGCCACGGTGCTGATGCATTCGGGCTGATGTGCGTGGCGTACGAAGAGCCGCGCGAGTCCAAGCCCCTGAACTATCCAAGACTGAGCCACGCATGAAAGGCAACGCTGAGAAGCGCCCCTGAACTATGGCAAAACGAATGACAGAAGACGAGCTGCGCGCACTGACAGACAGTGAGATGCGCCTGGCCGTCGGCTATTGGTCCGGCAAGCTGGCAAACCAGCGCATGAAAGCCATGGTGTACTACCTTGGCGAAGCGAAACTGGACCTGTCACCGCCAGAGGTGGACGGCCGCTCGGCTGTGGTGTCTCCTGACGTGCGCAACACGATTGAGTCGATGCTGCCGCAGCTGATGGTGAAGTTCTGCGGTGGCGACACGGTGGTGGAGTTCGAGCCCACAAAGCAAGGCGATGAGGAAATGGCCGAGCAGGCCACGGACTACCTCAACTACCTGTTGTTCGTCCGCAATCACGGTGAGCGCGTCGTCTACAACTGGATGAAGGACGCGTTGCTGTCGAAGAACGGCATCGTGAAAGTATGGTGGGACACGCGCTGGGATGAGACCCGCGAGGACTACATCGGCTTGCATGACGTTGAGCTGGCCCAACTGCTGGACGACGAAGAGGTCGAGGTCACAGAGCAGAAGTCCTATCCCGATGAGATGGACGCTGAGCAGCGCACAAAGGCCCTGGAGAAGCTGCAGGAGCAGATGGATCAGGCGCTGGATGCTGCCCAACAAGGCAATCAGCAGGCTGCCCAAGCCATCCCGCAGATCCAGGGCCAGTTGCAGCAGATCCAGGCCACGCCGCCAAAGATGCTGTGGGACGTGGTCTGCAAGCGGGTGAAGAAGGGTGGCCGGGTGCGTGTCGAGAACGTGCCGCCAGAAGAGTTCCTGATCTCGCGCAAAGCCAAGTCCATCGAGGATGCGTCTTTCGTCGGCCACCGCGTTGCGCGCACGATCTCTGAGCTCAAGTCCATGGGCTACAAGAACGTGGATGACATCACCAGCGATGACCAGGCCGCAAGCCTGAACATGGAGCGAATCGAACGGCTGTCGTGGGATGACGAGATGGCCTATCTGCAGATGGACAACGTCCAGTCAATGGACACTTCGCAGAGGCAGGTCTGGGTCACTGAGTGCTATATCCGCTGCGACTATGACGGTGACGGCATTGCAGAGCTGCGCAAAGTGGTGCGGGCTGGCAATCAGATCCTCGAAAACGAGGTGTGCGATGTGGCGCCGTTCGTGAGCATCACGCCGGTGCCGATGCCGCACAAGTTCTTCGGCCTGTCCGTAGCCGACCTGGCTCTAGAAGGCCAGCGCATCAACACGATCCTGCTGCGCAATCAGCTGGATAACAACAACCTGGAGGTCAACGGGCGGTACTTCGCTGTTGAAGGCCAGGTGAACCTGGATGATTTGCTGACCTCCCGCCCGGGCGGTGTGGTCCGCATGAAGACAGCGGGCGCGGCCGGCCGACTTGACCAGGGCACTGGCAACTCTGGCCTGAATCTCCAGATGATGGAGTACATGAAGGGGTTCCAAGAAGACTCGACGGGCTGGACGCGCTACAACCAGGGCTCGGATGGCGACTCGCTCAACCAGACTGCGACAGGTGTGAATCAGATCGTCAACCGCGCCGACATGCGCCTGGACCTGATCGCGCGGAACTTCGCTGATGGTTTCCGTGAGCTGTTCCGCTTAAAGCTGAAACTGTGCTCGCAGTACCAGCAGACAGAGGACATAGTGAAGTTGCGCGGCAAGTGGGTGCCAGTGAGCCCGCGCGAATGGCGCCGGGGCTTCAACGCCACGATCAACGTTGGCCTGGGCACTGGCTCGAAGGACCAGCTTGTGCAGCAGCTGATGATGATCGGTCAGCAACAAACCCTTGGCCTGCAGATCGGAACTGCAACGCCTAAGAACGTCTACGAGACCCAGGCGCAGCTGACCAAGGCTGTTGGCTTCAAGAGCCCCGACAAGTTCTTTGTGGACCCGTCTACGCAGCCTCCAAAGCCTCCGCAGCCCGACCCAGCTCAGATACAGGCTCAGGTCGAGACGATGAAGGCCCAATTGAAGGCGCAAACGGACCAGCAGTCCAAGGCTGCAGAGCTCCAACTGGAGCGCGAGCGCATGAGCATGCAAGCCGAGGTGGACCGCAACCGGCAAGAGGCCGAGGCACAGCAGCAGCAGCTGAAGATGAGCATGGAGCGAGAGCTTGAGCAGTTCAAGATCCAGGCGCAGATGCAGCTTGCTGAGTTGAAGGCACGCCTTGAGCAAGAGACGGCCTTGCAGGTGGCGCACATGAACAACGAGGCCAAGCTGATCGCCGCACAGATGCAGGCGAAAGCGGTAGCAACGGAAGAAATGGACAACGCTGCAGACGCGGCCCTGGGGGACGAAGGTGGAGAGAGTTCCTGACGAGCGCTTGCAACAGCGCATCTATGACGCAAACCGGGCGCGTGAGGTGTTGGAGAACGAAGCATTCTCTGCCGCTTTCGAGTCCATCAAGTTGGAGGTAATTGAGCAATGGGAGAAGTCACCGGCACGCGACGCGGAAGGCCGCGAGAAGTTGTGGACGTACCTAACGCTGTTGAAGAAGGTGCGGACGCAGTTGGAAGCAACGATGAAGGACGGGCAGATAGCGGAGCTCGACCTGAACCACAACCGCAGCCTGCGCCAACGCGTGAGGGATGGCTGGGATTCGTTGACCGAGTGAAGGAAAAGGCCGCGAACAGTGGCCGCAGCTTCAACGCTGTGTCCCATCCGGCACCTGTTGACCCAGTGATCCATGCTGACTGGCCGATCAAGGTCAATGTTGGCCCTGAATCAATCTAGCCGAAGCGCAACCGGCCTTGTTCGTTGTGTGTTTGGGTATCGCAGTGATGCGCCCCCAGGAGATGTAGATGGACAATCCGAGCACGGAATCCAACCAGCCTTTGAACCTTGATTCTGCCGCCCAGGCCTTCAGCCAGGTGCTCGATGCAGAGCCTGAACTGGAGCGCGAGCAACCTGCTGGTGAGCAAAACCAGCCTGTCGAGCAGCAAGATCCTGCTCAAACCGACCCCAATGCCTCGACCGAGCCGCAAGACCAAATGGTCACGGTAAAGATCGACGGCAAAGAGGTGGAAATCCCGCTGTCCGAGCTAAAGAACGGCTACCAGCGACAGCAGGACTACACCAAGAAGACCATGGAGGTATCTGAGCAGCGCAAAGCCGCTGAAGCAGAGACCCAGCGCGCTCAGTATGAGCGCCAACAGTACGCCCAGAATCTGCACAACATGCGGATTCAGGCGGAGGCTGCACTGCAGTCTCAAAGTCAGATCGATTGGGATCGACTGATCGCTGAAAACCCGCAGGAAGCCTTGCGTCAGAAGCACCTCATGGATCAGAGGCAAGCTCAACTGCAGCAGGTGTATGCGGAGCAACAGCGCGTCGCCCAAGCGATCCAGGCCGACCAGCGACAGGGCTATCAGCGCCTACTCTCGGAGCAGCACCAACAGCTTGTTGACAAGTTGCCTGAATGGAAGGACGAAGCCAAAGCAAAGGCCGAAAGCGCGGCGATCCGTGACTACCTGCTCGGCCAGGGTTACGACGCTGACGCAGTGAACAGTGTGAACGACTCGCGTGCCGTGGTCATTGCCCGCAAGGCAATGCTCTACGACCAGATGATCTCGAAGGCAGATGCCGCGACCAAGAGGGTTGCCAACCTACCTACCAAGGTGGAGCAGCCGGGCTCTGGCGCCAATCCCAACCTGGACCGTCGCACTGCGGCATTCCAGAAGCTTTCGAAGACCGGGCGTGTTGAAGACGCTGCTCAGGTATTCGCCCAATATCTTTGATTTCTAACGTCGAGAGACGCTGAAAGGACTCATCATGGCCGCACCCAGCGGAACCTTCCTGACCACGGCTGCCATCGGCAATCGTGAAGACCTCACTGATGTGATCTACCGCATCAGCCCGACCCAGACGCCGACGCTGAACATGGCGTCCAAGGCCAAGGCGACCAACACGCTGCACGAATGGCAGACCCAAGACTTGGCCGCCGCCGCGTCCAATGCTGCCGTGGAAGGTGACGACGCCGCAGCAAAGACCGTGACGCCTACCGTGCGCCTGAACAACCGCACGCAGATCAGCACGAAGACCGTGCGTGTGTCCGGCACCCAGCGCGCCATGAACCCTGCAGGCCGCAAGGACGAGCTGGCATACCAGCTGTCTCTGGCCTCGCTGGAAATCAAGCGCGACATGGAGCTGGACCTGACGCAAAGCGACGTGGCGGCAACGTCGCCCCGCAAGTCGCGTGGCCTGCGTGGCTGGGTGGTTGACAACGTGAACCGCAACGGCGGCACGCTGGCCGACTACGTGGCCAACACCGGCTACACCCCGGGCACGCAACGCGCGTTCGTGGAGTCGCAAGTCAAGGACGTGCTGCAGAAGTGCTACACGGCTGGCGGCGAGCCCGACACGATCATGATGCCTCCCGCTGCCAAGCAGACGTTCTCTACGTTCACCGGCAATGCGACGCGCATGGACAAGTCGGAGGACTCGAAGCTGTACGCCTCGGTGGACTACTACGTGTCCGACTTCGGCACGATCCAGGCAGTGCCGAACCGCTTCATGGCCTCGCGCGACGTGTTCCTGCTGCAGTCGGACAAGCTGGCTATCGCCTACCTGCGACCGTTCCAAACGCAGGACATCGCCAAGACCGGCGACAGCGACGCTCAACAGATCATCGTTGAGTACACGCTGGAATGCCGCGCTCCTAAGGCGCATGGCGCGGTGTACGACATCCTGTAATCAGCGGCGGGGCTCCGGCCCTGCTAACAAGGAGAGAACATGGGTGTGAACCTCAAACAGAACCCCGACGGCTCCCTGGGCCTGGTGGGCGATGCAACAGGCGGCGACGGCGGTTTCGAGATCGCCCCGCTGGCCTACACGGCAACCATTGCCGACACGTCGTTCTTCACTGCTGACCGTGCGTACATCGTCAAGGGTATTCGTGGCCGCGTCGATGTGGCAGGCACTGGTGGTGCATGCACTGCGGTGATGCGTAAGGTGTCCTCTGGAACGGCTGGCACGTCTGGCACTGCGCTGCACACGGGCACGTTCAACTTGGTCG